CAGACGAGGATGAAGGCATTGAAAATGAGCATGAGCCTTTTAATCCGTACATGGACAAGCCGCCCTCACTTCGGGAGTTAGTTGAGTACGGAATGGAAGTTGATCATGACGGCCTGCCGGTCATGCACGCATCACTTCGGCAGAAGCACAATTTCGTTCTTCAATTCTTCGAGTCGGGTGACTGGGGAACAGCTTACAAGATCGTCTTCGACGCAACAGCTGGATCGAAGGAAGCGCGTGACAAAGCTAACCAGCTTATCCGTGGCGATCAGTTCATCCGTGATCTGCTTTCGGTTGCTCGTTCCCGTGTAGAAGAAAACACTGCTGGCCTTCTAGCTGAGCACACGGCTATTCTCGCGGTACTACGCGATGGAGCCGCTGCGGATAAGAAGTGGGCCTCTGCCGTGGCTGCTGAAGTTCAACGCGGGAAAGCTCTTGGCCTTTACACTGTCAAAGCTGAAGGCGGTCTACTAGATGCTCAGCGCGAAGGCGAGACGATGTCCGAAGACTTCATTACGGAAATGCTTTCCAAGCTTCGCGATCTACCCGAGAACGAGCGCAAGAATATCGCTTCGTTAATCGCAGGTTAATATGAACGCTGTTCGTCAAGTAAGTATGATAGCGGCACTTCGTGAAGCGGCTTTGCGAAAGGCCGCTAGCGAAAATCCAGCTGACTATTGTCGCTACGTGCTAGAAGTCGAACCTGCTGAGCATCACATATTGATGCTTAATGAGCTGAACAGTGTTATCGAGGAGATGTTAAAAGGTCGCAGCGCCATGCGCTTGATGATCTTAGCTCCTCCTGGAAGTGCTAAATCAACTTATACGTCACATGGATTTGCTTCCTATGCAATGGGAAGACTTCCTGCGGGTTATAACATCGCAGTGGGTACGCACACTGATGGCTTCTCGAAATCATGGAGTCGTAAAGTTCGTAACACCTGTCGATCACGCAGACACTTGAATGTGTTCCCTAACTCGGGGGTTAGCAAAGATCACGCTGCTGTTCAGGAATGGTCAACACTCGATAATAAAGAGTTCTTCGGTAAAGGTGTAGGCGGGACGATCACTGGTAAGCGTGTAGACCTTTTGATTCTGGACGACTTAATCAAAGGCGAGAAGGCAGCTAACTCCAAGGCTGATCGTCGCACAGTTATTGATTGGTACCTCACTGACGTATATACACGATTAAAGCCTGGAGCATCTATTGTCATCGTTAACACACGCTGGCATGAAGAAGACCTTCCAGGATATCTAATCGAGCAGATGGAAAACGGCGTCGGCGAGCCTTGGAAGATTCTTAAACTTCAAGCACTTTGCACCGATCCTGAAAACGACCCAATGAAACGCCAAGTCGGGGAGGTTCTCTGGCCTGGATGGCAACCTTTGGAAGAAATCCTGCGCATCCGCGATAAGTCTGGTATGAGCACTCGGGTATTCGATTGCTTGTATCAACAGGAGCCTAAGTCCAAGGAAGGTTCGATAGTTCTACGTAAATGGTTCCTCACCTACACAGACGAGGAGCTACGTGTAGCACTTTCACATCCTAGGTCGCGTCTGTATATCAGTATAGATACCGCCGACACTAAAGATGCTAGAAATGACCCGACAGTTGCCTTAGTTATCCTGGAGCACGAAGGACGATCTTATCTGCTGAAAGAGTATCGAGAACGAAAAGAGTTCAACGAACTCAGCAAAGATATAAAGAGCCTCATTCGAGAAATGACTCTGAAGTATAAGAAGCCTACTGCTATCCTCGTAGAAGGTAAAGGTGGCGGCTTAGCTATCATCTCTGACTTGAAGAACGGTGTTAACGTTCCGGTCATTAAAATCAACCCTAACGAAATCGGTGATAAAGAGTTCCGCTTTGACAAAGCTACACCTTACATCGAATCTGGGGCGTTCCTGCTACCTGATAAAGACTTGCCTTGGGTTGATGCTTACTTAGACGAATTAACGACTTTCCCAGCTTCCCGTAACGATGATCGAGTCGACTCAACCTCGCAATATATCAACTATATTCAGAATAAGCCAAAGAAACGGCGTTCAACGGGCAGGCGCACTGCCCACGGGTAAACTAGGAAGCGCGGGCGCTGCCTGTGGAGGCAATCCTATAGCGGGCATGGGCAACGCACTAGCAAGGTAAACCGCCTTTACACTACATTTAGTTGAAAATTGTGCCAGTTTGCTCGCACACTACTAGATATGGTAGTTTGGGGGTTCCCTAAAGCTTTGGAGCGCGTTATGTCTAACTCACAAGAATCCCACATGCTACCTTATCAACGATACATTCACATGTCGCGCTATGCCAGATTTAGAGACGATTTAGGTCGCCGAGAAAACTGGGAAGAAACTGTTGATCGTTATGTTTCTTTCTTTGAGAAACGGGAAGGATCGAAACTTCCGCGGAGCCTATGGGCAGAACTTCGCTCGGCTATCGGTGGTATGAAGGTGATGCCATCCATGCGCGCAATGATGTCAGCCGGTCCTGCTTTGGAAAAAGAAAACCTTTGTGGTTTCAATTGCTCTTATCTTTCAATCTCGCGTGTGCGTTCACTTGCTGAGATGCTTTACATTCTAATGTGCGGCACAGGTGTTGGGTTTTCTGTTGAGCGCCAGCTTATCAAGAAACTACCAGAAGTCGCCGAGGGTCTTCCAGCAATTGACAAGACTCCTTACGTTGTAGAAGATTCCAAGGAGGGATGGCAGAAGCCTACGAACATCTACTGACAAACCTCTGGGAAGAAAATATCATTCCCACATTTGACTATAGTTTAGTTCGCCCCGCAGGGGAGCGTCTTATGACGATGGGAGGGAGAGCTTCTGGCCCCGGACCACTGAAGGATCTTTTCCAGTTCACCATTCAGACTTTCATGAATGCTCGCGGTCGCAGACTGCACTCCACGGAACTTCACGACTTGGCCTGCAAAGTCGGTGAAATCGTAGTGGTAGGCGGTGTTCGCCGTTCTGCGCTTATCTCGTTGTCTAACTTGTCTGATGACCGTATGCGCGATGCTAAATCGGGCAACTGGTACATCACCCATCCGTGGCGTTCCATGGCAAACAACTCAGCGGCTTACACAGAAAAGCCTGATTGCTTCGTGTTCACAAAAGAGTGGCTGGCCCTCATGAACTCTGGCTCGGGGGAGCGCGGTATTTTCAATCGTGAAGTAGCTCAGCGTCGTGTGAAGAATCTACCAACCGGCCGAGATCACAACCACGAGTTCGGTACTAATCCATGTGGTGAGATTATTCTTCGTGACATGGGCCTTTGTAACTTGACTGAAGTGATTCTTCGCCCAACAGACACCTACGAACAGATGGTGGAGAAAGTCCGTTACGCCACCATCCTCGGCACACTACAATCAACTCTTACCAAGTTCAAATTCGTTGACTCAACTTGGGAAAAGAATGCTATCGAAGAAAGACTGTTAGGCGTGTCCTTGACAGGTATCTTGGACTTGGAAGTATTCCGTCTGCAGAATGGCTTCTCTGAAAAAGACGCACGCCAAATCCTTCGCGACCTGCGCAAAGTGGCTCACGAGGTTAACAAAGAGTTTGCCGATCTTCTTGGTATTGAGCCAAGCAAGGCGATAACTTGCGTCAAGCCTTCTGGCACGGTTTCGCTGCTGACCAACTGTTCTCCAGGAATTCATCCAGGATATGGCAACCAAATCATTCGCCGTATCCGTAATGACATGAAGGACCCAATGACACAGTTCCTCATCGAGCAGGGTGTGCCTTGGGAGCCATGCGTCAACAAGCCAGAAGAAGTCGCAGTGTTCTCGTTCTACATCGAGTCCAGCGACTACACTCTGGATGATCTGACGGCTGTTCATCATTGCAACATTATCAAGATGTTCGCTGAGGAATGGTGTGACCATAATCCATCCTCTACAGTTATTGTTCGCGATAACGAATGGCTGGAAGTGGGTGCATGGGTCTACAAGAACTTCGACTCAATCCTAGGAACCTCGTTCTTGCCCTACTTCGGCTCCTCAACTTATCAGCAGCTTCCTATTGAACCTGTGTCTCGCGCAGTTTGGGAAGAAGGCGTTGCCAACAGTCCAAGTGACTTGGATTGGTATCGCTTGGCTGAAATCGAGAATGGTGTGGACAACGTCGAGCGGACGCGTGAGCTGGCTTGTGTATCAGGCACTTGCGAAATTCCAAACTAAGCTAACTGCCACTAAGCAAAAGAAAAAGGCCCTAGCATTGCTAGGGCCTTTTATGTGCCTAGGACACGCGGGCGTGGCCGTATGAGTGGGTTCAGGGTTGCTTGCTTAGGGTAGCCTAGCCCAACCTAAAAACAGGCTAGTGAGCGCTTTATTAGGCCGCAATTTTATACTCTGATCCACCTGCGCGAATCCACTTAACACCTTCCATTGGGATGGCACGATAACCTCTAGCTCGAACGTCGTACACGGACACAAGGTCTTTGTCTTTGAACGTGTAAGCTTTCTCGCCACCTTTTAAATGTTTCTTAACGCGCAATCGTCCATTGAGCACGCGCAAGCTTTGATCGCTACGTTTCTCAAAACAAACGGTGAAGAATTTGTGCCCTACGATTTCAATAAACTCGTCAACGGTCATTTGCATTTGGTGTCTCCCTTACTAGGTAGCACCACTATGCGGCTTCCTGCACTGATTACAAGTTATTTATTGTCCGCTACCAACTCGGGAGGGAAGAACTCTTGTGCGCCAA